ATCATTACCAATAATTATATTTGTACAATTATTACCAATAGATATTGAACTCGGGCTTGTTCCAATTGTAATATTTGAACATCCAGTGCCTATTGAAACTTCGTTGCTATTTCTAAAGTCAACACCAGCACTAATGTTTAAAACCGTATCCCACCTCCAAGTAATAACATTTGAGCCAAAATTATACATTACCTTATCATTGGGATACAAAGGGTCTTTAGCATCGCAACTAATTTTATTAGATGTTACCGCTTGTACTAATAGGTTAAACGATGCACTTGTAGCGTTAGTTATCTTATACCATTTACCTTGTACACATTGGCTATTAGTAACTAATGTAGTTAAGTTTGCATATGTGATACTTTCAGCGTAAAAATCTTGTGCTAATATCTTTGAAAAGTTATCAGGCGACCCTGCCATTAACAAATCATTATATTCAAATTTCGTTAGGCTTTCGCCCTCATCAAATCTTGGCATATTATTTAATTATATAGTTTCCTTGTTCATCAACAATAGGCTGAAATTGCTCATCGTAAATTATCTCATCACGCCCTGCATCCTCCATCGCTATTATCTTAAAATATTTCTTTCTTTCTTGTACTATTTGAAAAGCGTGTATTATTAATATTCTATTCTCAAATTGTATCCTTATTTTTTTATTCAATGGCGGGTAATCTTCATACCTAATGTGTATCTCATAAGCCTGATTAAGTGTAATTTGTCCACCATCTACACCCCTCGAACCATTCAAAGGCGTAACCTTTGCCCAAAGAGTAATATCAGTACGCTCCGTTGCATCCGTTCCACCACTTCCGTTTGGAGTAGTTGAGTAGTTTATTAAACTTATCCTATCTCGAAGTTTACCTATCATATACCTAATATAGTATTTCGTGAGTAACTTTGTGCCATTCTTTTTGCATCGTTTGATAACTCATTAAAAGTACCCTCTATGTAAAAGTTTTCCCTATTCTCGTAGCTTGTCGCAACCTCTTTCATTATTGCCACTTTTAAAGCCTTTGGTAGCGTTGTAAATCCAGCCGTGTATGTTATTGTAACACCAGTAGAATTAATGCACCACAAGTACTTATATTCAAGTCCTTTTGTATCGTAACTCAATGTAGTACCTGCATCATTAACACAAGCAGAAATTACTGCATTAGGTTGGTAGGGAATTTCAGCCCACCCATCCAATACATCCCATCTGCACTTTAAAGTCTTTGCCCCAAATGAAAGGTTTGTAAACTTTTCTAATCGCTCCCTCGCATCGGTTATTAATTCTCCTAATAAAGTATCTTCAGCAGTCGTGGTTATTCTTAAATAATCTCTTACTTCTGCAACCGTAACTGGCTCTGATGCCAAATCTGTAATTATTTTAATTTCCATTATTGTACTGTTAATGCTGTTAAATCTGTATCGCTTAATTGGTCTGCAAAATACATTTGACCTATTATTCTATTATCTACTTGTGTTAATGTTCCGTCTAAACTGCCTAAATCAAATCTATCTAATGTAGTTGGAGGGTTATTTACTTGTGCTGAATTTGCCCTTTTTAATACTCCGTTTATTACTATGTTTAGGTTGTTATTTACACCTGTAAAATCATAACCAATAGCTATAGAGTAAATCCCATCACTCGCCAAAGAATAATTATAAGCGTTTAAATCTGCTCCACCTCCTAAAGTTTCTATAAATATTGACCTACTCGAATTTGTCGAACAAGTGATATAATCATCTAAAGTCCCATCGGTCAAACTAAATAAAGTATCAACCTTTGTATAATTCGAACTAAATATCCTTGCTCGAATAAAAATAGTACCTTTTAAGCCGTATGCTATTGTAGAATTATAGCCAATGTCAGCAGGTCGTGTTACACTTGCCGTTGTCGTTGGTATGTAGCTTGTCGCATTATATCCTAATTCGTTTTGAAATCCCCAAAATGTATTTGCACCCATTGCAGCAACACTCGTACTTGTTCCGTTACTTGACAATGCAGGATAAACATAAAAAGTCGAAGAAGTACCACTAACAAACTGATAAGTTATACATAGTCGGTAGTATCCGTTAACATCGTAAACTTTAACACCTACTAAAACTGCCGTTCCTCCAGTCGCAGTTACATAAGTACCATTGTAATTATTAAAAATACACCTTACATAGTTTGCCCCTGAAACAATATCTATTCCGCTCCAATAAGTCAACGCACTTGATGCTTTTTTTATATAGTAAGACCTTGTATAAACACTTGAAGTCGTATAAGTAATCGTTTGTGAAAAGTACTGAAAAGCAGCAGCAGAAGTATCGCTCATTGAATAAGCCGTACTTGTTCCATCGGGAGCAACCTCCGTACTTGATACCGTTGTGGTCGTTTTAGTCCACGTTGCATTGCTTAAATTTTGGCTTTGCTTATCTATGTTTGTTCTCGCTCCCTCTATAAGTAATTCAGGGCAGGTATTCGTGTAATCTATTCGAGGTACACCACTTGCAACTGATTCTAAAACCCCTGAAGCGTTTAAACGATAAGAATCTAAAGCACGACCCCAAATAAAGTCCCCAGTTGCATTAGTCGGCTTCATTGAGTACAAAGTATTAACACCTACTCCGTTCTTCTTTGTAAGGCTTAAAAATTGCAAACTATCGTTATATGCTTCGGTCTTTATCATTTGGTTTTAACTTTGCCTTTAAACTCCTTTGTTTTCTTTACCTCTTTAAGTTCTTTTTCGGTTACTTCTTCTTTAATTTCTTCAATAACTTCTTCAACCTCTTTCAAGTAGCCTACCTTTACAAATTCAAGTATTTTAGGTGTTGATTTTACTTCATAAGTAAACCCTCTTCTGAACCTATCGCCATCGTGGATAAAGTCCATTTTTGATATAACTTTCATAATACAAATATACAAATAATTGCTAAAAGTTTTAGTATTCTTTAGAAAACCTCTTTAATTGTGCTATTGACATTTTAATACGAGTTTCTTCGCTAATAGGCTTTTTAATTACTCTTTTTGCAGATTCAGACATTTTGCGTTTTGTTTCTTCGGAACGCTTACTGCCTAATCTCTTTAGTCGTTGTTTTTCTTTGGTTTCTTCTGATGCCTTTTTACCAGTTCCGTTTATTCTATGTTTCTCTTTTGTCGCTTCTGATATTACCCTATTCTTATTTGATTCTATAAGTGCTAATCTTGTATTTTCGTGAATTGGCTTACCTTTTAACCCATCACTAATTTTCTTTTTACTTTCTTCACTATGCCTACCATTAAAATGCTCTGATTTTACATAAAGTAAATTTAGACCAGTTTCTACTGAATTAAAAAACTCTTGGTAATACCTTTCTCTATTGTTTAATTGCTCTTGTGTACATTCTTCAATAACCTCGAATTTATGAGCATCTACTCCGTACTTACATAGTGAGTGATATAGTTTAGGTTGTTGGGTACATTTAAGATTATAATACTTTCTAAACCTTTTATTTATATCTATACTTTGACCTATATAGATTCTACCACTTGGAGAAGTGATTTTATATATCCCTATCATATTATATTAATTAAAGCATTACAAATTTACAAAAAAATCATATAAAAAACAAAGGTGGATACAGTTAAGTACCCACCTTATATTTGCTTTAACTAATTGATAATCAATTACTTCTTAGATGACATTCCCAAGGTCAGCATATATCGCTGATGCTGGCATCATGAGGTTTATATTTTCGTAACATTCAACGCGGGCCGTTACGAGGTTTTGTACAAAATTAGTTCCATTTTCGTAAGAGAATGTTACATTTAATCCTTCAACTTCAACTCTTTCGATGAAATCTCTGTCGATGATTAATACTTTGTCATCAGTTACCCAAGAAGCCTCTAATACTGGAGTACCCCAAATTGTAACACCACCTGCACCATTTAAGATAATAGCACCTGCACCTGCGTAGTAACCTTTAGCAAATGTAGCGATAATTAAACGTGCCATTTGTGATGGGCTAACTAAAGCGAATGATGCGTTATAGTTTGCATTTTTAGTGTTTGCAATTAACTCAACAATTTGCTCAACATCATTAGTTGCAGTCATAGTTGTAACACCAGTTGCAGCACCTGAAACAGTTGAGAAGAAAGAAGCGTTCTCTGCTTTGAAGAAATCTCTTAACAACATTCTTGACAATGTACCTTGCATAAAAGGTAATGATTTAGCAAATTGTTTTGAGTAAGTAGCGTAACCTGCAATGTATGCGTTTACGGTCTTAACCTCTGTTAAATCGTAGTCAATTTGTGTTTTAGAAGAACCCTCTGTTTGAGCAGAAATAGAACCCTCTGAACCAGTTTCACGATATTGTACATAAGTACCTGTTGCACTCGAAACTGAAGGAACTAAATCTCTAAAGTTCAATGCTTGTGCAGGTAAAATTGCTTGACGATTAGAGTAACTTGCTACTGAATCTCCAGTTAATGAAGATGAAAGTAACATATTACCTACTGTTTTTAATTGGATTGTATGAGAACCACCTTGCGACTTTAACGCCTTTTCGATGTTACCCATTTCATTGTCAGCAGCGTCTGCTAATGCTTCGCCAAAAGATTTAGTTTCTACTTTAGTAGATTTACCTTTAGCAACTAAAGCATCTAACTCATCTGCTCTTTCAGTAATTTTAGTGATTTGACCTTTAAGGTTTTCAATCTCTACTGATTTTTCTTCTAATTTTGCGTTAACGTCAGTCTTAACTGCGTTTACTTTTGAATCGAACTCTACTGACTTCGTTTCGATTTGTGATGCTACTGCATCAACTACGTCTTTAATTTCCATTTTTTAATACTCCTTTTAATAATAAATAGTTAAATAATTCTTTTGCTTGTGCATCCGTTTCATTTATCGGCTCTAAAATTGGAGTGTTAGCTTCTAACGGCTCATTTTCAAGTGATAATAGTAATGATTCTACTGCTTTTAATCGGCTATCTGAATAAGGTAAATTGTACATACTTACCAATAAATCCATAGCACTCTGTTTTTTATTCTTTACATCTTGAACGATTGCTCTATCATTCGCTGCCCAATTCGATAAAAACGAGTATTCCCAAAGTTTAACCTCTGTAATCGTTTCTACTTCATTTTCCTCGTCTGTTTGTTCTTCGATGCTCTTAATTGTTTGAAATCCGATACTTAATTCAGCATTTAAGCCATTCGCAAGGAATAACTTAATATCTTCGTACATATCTCTCGAAACCTCTTTTTTAAGGTTAAATTGAGTAGTAGTAAGTAATCCGTAAGGGTCATTACCATTAATCTCTAAAGGCACTCCTAACCCTATTGTTGGGTTATGGTCTTTTAGTACTCTGATACGTTTCTGATTCTCTTGTATAGTCTTTGTGAAAGCACCTTGTACGATTCTTTCCTTATCAGCATCTATGTTATTGTAAACACTTGCATAAGCCACAACAATACCTTTGGCATCATCTAACTCTTTTATCTCGTGTGATACTTGTTTAAACTGCATACTCCTTTATTTACACAAAAATACTAATATTTTTAGCATTTTACAAAATTATCTTTTTACCCCGTTGTTACTTCTAATTGCCCACTCGTTGTACTACCAAATTGTTGAGGGAATATTCCGTTACCAAAAGTAAACCCACCGAACCCTGCCTCAAAGTTTGTTTCTATCGTATTTGTTAAATCTTCGTGAATGTTTACACTTGTCGTACTATTTCTATAATCGAATGTAGCTTCTACCATTAAGAATTTTGCAGGTATATCGTAAAACTCCCTTAAAAAGTCAGAGCCACAAGTAGTATCTTCTATTGTCCCACCATCTGCCAGTACTCGTGCCTCAAATGCACCGTAAACATCTGAATAGATACCTACACTTGATGAACCTTGCACCTCAAAGTATTTAGGGTAAGAAATATCTTCGCCATAAATATTACCCACCATCTTGCGAGAAATACCCCTATAAAATGATAATATTTCTTTTGCTACTATTGCATTAAGGTAGTTGTAGTTTAACTCTGTATGGTCATCAAAATGCCTATTCCATAAAGCATTACAATAAAAAGTATTTGTACCACCATCTTTAAGCCCTAAAGCACCCTCGAATACATACCAATCTGAATCATTAATACCTCCGTGAAAATAAGATTGTTTTTCAAGTGTTGCTCTTTCAGGATATAGTGTTGCTATAAATCCTAATTCTTCAACAGTCTTATACATAAATGGAGTTATACAAAACCTAACATTATCAACATAATAACCCCCACTTGAACTGGTCGCAGGGTCGTATCTATATTTTAAAAATCTTAAACTATATGTAGGGTTTTGATTTTCAATAGGGAAATATTGAGTAAATGTCTTTACTTTTACAAATGGACTTTTTTGTGCAAATACTGGTATCCTCCCCGTATTGTTACTTTGAAAGCTACCACCAATATCTATTTGTGCTTGTGTTGAGAAATCATAAGTATAATTTTGTGATGTTCTGTACTTTACAAGTTGATAATTAAACCCCTCACCTACTGAGTTTGCTTCTGGAATTTGCCAAGTATCCATTTCAATATATATAGCCCAAAAGTCAGCCATCCCTAATACACTTACTACGGGGCTATCATATAAGTTAATATCTTGTTTAAAATAATTTGATATATCTACTGAACCTGCTTTGCTTTCACTTGAATTAATATCAATTAAATTTTTATCGTAGTTTATACCAGTTCTTCTATATGCCGTTGCATCTACTGCACTTATAAATGTACCTACATCATACCAATCCGTATGGCTTAAATCCTGCCCAAATCCATAATTAGCAAGTAAGTTTTTAGCAATATATTTATGTTTAAATTGAACTCTACCATAAGGCTTATTTAGTGTTACAATTTGATTTGTATCTCTCCATACTAAATCCGTTCCACCTGTATTAATACTTGAATTTAGGTTTATATCTCCTGATGAAATATAAGTAGTCGCATAGTCGTATAAATCGTATGGTACTAAATTACCAGTTCTTGTTCCAACCTCTGAAACATTTAAAACAGTCCAAGAGCAATCGTTATTGTCTAAATATAAAATTGCTCCAATACTTTCTAATAAATTCTTTAGTAAATCGTTTACATTTCTTGGTTGGTATGTAGCCCAATCTACTCCATTATATTTTGAAGTGTAAATATCATCTAATCGTATCTCTGTTGTATCGTTGTATAAATTCCAAGCCATCTTATAATTAATAAGATTACCTGCAAAGTTTACTAACTCAATAATAAAATCCTTTACTTGTATTCCCGTTATTGGGTCGTATGTTGGGCATCTAAAAGCATCATCAGCAGTATATTTTTTATCCTTTAATACCGAAAGGTTATCTGTTGCAGTTAAACGATAATAGTAAGCATCTTGCCACTCATACTGAATATCAGAATTAATTAAAAAACCTTGCCACTTTAATGTGCTTGTCGCTCCGTTATCAGTTATCTCGAATAGTTGAACCCTCCAATTATATTCTAATGTAGCATCAAAAAAAGTTGTAGGTGTTGGTATATCAGATGCAGCATTTAATGGGTAGAATATATTTATCTCTGCTGAACTTGTTTTAATAGGGCTAAATGCGTTATCTTCTGCACTTCTATAAGTTAGTACAAATGGAGCATTAGAGCCTTGCATTTCTACTAATGGATAAGTAATAGCAGTATCTTCTTTTTTAGAGAATAGTACTCTATAATACTTTATTTCAGCATCAGCAGTTTTTAAAGTATCAAATTCTAAAAAGTATTTATCGTTATAAACCATTATACTAACTTATCTAATCTGCCTTGATAATTTTGCAATACACCGTATAATTTATCTCCTCTTATCTCAAAATCTACAGAGCCACCTATTCCTGTGTTGGTTACTCCAGTGTTAACTCGTTTAGCACCACCACCACTCCCTAAATTTATGCCACTTGTTAAAGCAAATATCTCTTTAAATCCCATTACCTTACCACCTATTGTGTTTGTTCCTGCAGTAGCAATAGTTACTGCAATGGCAAGAAGTGCTGCTACTGCCAACGCTGCAGCAAGTTTAACAATCATACTTTTTATCATTTGCCCAAATGCTTGTGCAAAGGTTTGTGTACCACTTATTGCACTTTCAAACGCTGCAGTTGCACCCATAGCAAATGAACTAAACATTTCTGTTAGTACCATACTAAATTCACTTGTTTGCGTCTTAATGGCTTCTATACCATTTTGCATTGGTGTAAACATTACCCCACCAATAACCTCTAATTCTTTAGATTGGTCTAATACAAGGTTTAACCCTGCTTGTAAATCGTTTACCTCTTTTACTGCAGGTTGTAATGAACTTAAATCTACTTCTGTAGACCTTGCAAACTGCTCATCCATTGTTGGTCCTTGTGTAATATCCTTACCAATTCTTGATACTAATGCTTGATGCTCTAATTCTTTTAACTTGGCTATAGCTATATCTAATTCCTTATTTAATTTATCATATCTACTTGTACCTACATTTGTTTTAAAGATTTCATCATTAAGCCTTTTTACTTCTGCAGTCGCAAATGCTAACGAGTTAGTATTAACTACAATAGCACTACCTTTTGTATCTTTTGTTTTTTGCCTTTCAATATTTAAAGCGTTTAATGCTTCTCCTGCATCTTTAATCCTTTGGTTATAAATAGTCCATTCAGGGTTTTCTTTACTTAATGCATTTCTTTGTTGTGTAAATATTAAACCTAAATTTTGTAATTTAACAACTGATGTACTTGCATCTTGAATCTTCTTACCTAAAGCATCATAAGTTTCAGCAAGTTTTAAATTTTCTGCTTGTCCAACCGTAACACCTCCAATAAGATTAATCATTTCTGAAAATGGAACTTCAGTCCAACTCTTACCCCTTTGGTCTATTCCTAACTTCGATGTTAAATTATCTGCTTTACCTATCTTATTAATCGCTCCAAGCATTTGGTTTAGGTAGTCTACGGTTTTACTCATTACTCCCGTATTACTATCCCCTAAATTTTTCATTAACGTAGTCCAATTATCCGATAAGTTAGATAATTGACCACCTAATGTTTTAGATATTTTATCCATTGCACCTGTAACACCATTGGCATTACCTAATGATACAATGTAGTTTTTCATTGCATCTGAAGTTTTATCAACTTCTGTCTTTACTCCTTTAAATGTAAATTGGACTTTATCGCCCATATCCTTTGCCTTGATACCAAACTCTTTAAGTCTTTCAAACTCTCCAGTTTGTGCATCTAATATACCCTCTGCTAATTGGTCAAATGATTTACCTGTAGATGCTGCCAAATCTCCTAAAGATTTCATCTCATCCATAGTAGGTTTAAACCCTTGATTTGCTAATTTAACAAATGCTCCTGTTAATTCATTAACCTGAAAAGGTGTTTTACTTGCGAATTCAACAATAGAATCCATTGCCATTTGAGCAGCAGAATTACTACCTAATGTATTACTTAATACTGCTTCAAATTTTTGAAATTCTGCAGTAGTATCAATTACAGATTTGCCAAATGAAATAATACTACCAACTGCAAATGCACCTGCTAACATTCCTCCTAACTTATTCGCTGCACCTCCTAATTGACCGAAACTATCAGAGGATTCTTTTACTACATTACCAGATTTATCAGAGAAACCTTTAATAGTATTAGTAGCTTTATCAAGGTTGGCTTTTAAATCTTTTATGTCAGCCGATAGGGATACTATTAATTCCTCTTTCATTTTCCTCTGTTCTTTTTAATGATGCTAATATTCTATCTCGGTCTGCTTCGGTTATCCCTTTTCGTTTTCTACCAAATTTATCAATCCATAAAGGGATTAACTGCATTGGCGTTTTTTGATGTGCTTTACCTACATTGGTGTTTAATATCAATGATGCTAAAACCCTTGTTCTATCCCATTCTTTAGCTTCTTGCTTGTAATGATGTATAACAACCCTCTGGTAGTTTGACCAAGTCATATCCTCAAATTCATCAGGGTTTAATCCGATTTCAGATATAGCTTGGTCGTAAATATCACACCAAGTTATTTTTTTTTTACTTCACTTTCGCCAGTATTCAATGCTTCTATACCTTGCTTTATCATCTCACTTGATTGAATTGAAGCAGTCCATTCATCAACAATTAATTTGATGTTATTGAAGTCCATTGAATCAACCCATTCAGTTACATCGTTAAGAGTAAAGTCGCATAACTTACCATTAACTTTATACCAACCCTTTAAACCACAAAAAACAATATCCCTTACAAAGTCAATGTATTGGTATGTTTCATCTAATTCTTTTACCGATAAAGCATCAGTATTTGTAAGAGAGTTATAAGTCATTAAGGCATAATTACCAAAACGTAACCCTCTTACTTCGTTTCCAAGTTTAATCTCGATTGTTCCTGCCATTATGCAATAGTAGAAATTGTTAATGCTCCAGTTCCTGCGAATGATACCGTACCACTTGCTTTATCCCCTTGAGGTCCAGTGTAAGTTACGTTATCAACATAAGCAGTTCCTACAAATTGTTTATCTCCAATTACTCCATTTGTGATTGTGATTGACAAAGCAGTTTTAGCACTCCAAGCAGCCCACATATCTGCAGCATCCCAATTACTTGAAATGAAATCTACATTGATATCAGCCGTTGCACTCCATTCAGAGTTACCTGCTAAAATTTCTTTCATTCCACCACTATCTTTGCTCGTAATTTCGAACATATTAGTTGATGCCGTCAACTCGCAATTAGTTAGCTCTGCAACTACTGTTGTGCCAACCTTGATTACCATTAAATCGCCATTAAATACAGCCATATTCTTTTATTTTAAATTGTTAAACTTCTTGAATTGTGTGATTAAATCTTATTATTCTACTTATTAATACCCCATCAGAAACCAATTCCTCTAAAGTATTTGTACTTTCCAACTCCGATTTTATCATATAAAAATCAGGGCTTAAGTCTAAATATCCTGCTTGTCGTGTTCTTATTCTTTGGATAATTTGGTCAGCGATGTTACTCGCTTGTTTTTTACCTCCAAAAGCGTTTAAGTATTTCGTTACTACTCTACACTCAAAAATTACCTCTTGTCCGTAACTTGATTTACTACCCTCGCCTAACTCCGTTGCAAATACATCGGATAAAAGTACATAGGGCTGCAAAGCATCGGCAGGAATCGAAGAACTATCATAAACTGGTATAGTTACACCATTGTAAGATAAAACCCCGTTAAGGGCTTCATAATACTTTTGTTGTAAAATCTCTACGCAATCTTTCATAACACAAAAATACTAAAAATTTTAGCAATATTCAAAATTATGATTTAGAATCGTTCTAAATTGAAAATAGTTTATACAAGGTATTATTGATAATATTAAATTTGGGCTTAAATCAAAAAATAAACATTATGAGACCAGTAAACAACAAATCATTAATCCACTTCTTATTCGACCAAATGGATAAGTTAGATAACGATGTTATTAGTGTGGAAAAAGCAAAGGCTCAATCAGACCTTGCTAAACAAGTTAATAACTCATTAAAATACGAGTTAGATAGGGCTAAAGTAAGAATTGAAATTGAGCAACATAATGCTAATTTTAACTCTGATATTGAATTAAGAGAAGCAGAAACCAAAATAGTAGACTAATGGGTACTTTTAAAGAAATAACACACAATCATTGTGGTTGTGTGTTTTCTAATGGTATTGAAGATGAAAGATGCTTAAAAAGATATTATCTGCTTACTGATTATGTTAATGGTTGCTATATTAAACTATCTATATGTAATGAGTATTTAAGGCTAAAAGTTGCAGAATATAATCATAAGCACAAGAACTCATATTTAACAGACTTTCATATAGAGGAAATATTATTACCAATATTTGGTGAATATATTAAACTATACAATACTAATTATTGCGATAGAAGTAGAGGTAACAACCTATCTGATAAGAATGTAGTAGCTTATTTATGCTCATCACCTAAAATATTTACTTATATTAACATTATTGATGCTATTGATATGATTAGATTAGATAATGGTTATATTGATGATTTAAGACCTAATACATTGAGAGTAATAAGAGATTATGTAAACTACAATGTAAAAAGTAAAGCAAGTAAGTTTAAGTATGATACTATAATAGCATTAACTAAACGAATTGATAAGTGTTGGAATGAGAAAGAAAGAGAATTAATGCTTAATGAGTTATTTATAACTATTCTTCAAATAGAAGTAAAAGCAAAGATTTAAACAACTTTTTTAACTAACTGACTAATTGCCTTTATAAACTCTTTTCTATACTTGTAATAAGCAGGGAATAAGTATGGGTGTGCTTTGATTGTTCCTTTACCTGTCTTATAATAAGTTGTCGCTATTCGTTTCATTTCAGGGGTGTAGCTGCCTTGCATTTGTAAATAACTTTTTCCAGTTCCAAATTCAAAGTATGCTGCAAACTCTCCACTTGCTCCATCTCTCGCTTGAATAATATATGATAAGCCTGCTTTTGTTGGGTTATGGTCAATTCTAATATCTGCCCACGTTGCACTTGGTAAATTACCTTGTGCTTGTGCTGCTATTAATGCTCCGTACTTCTCCACGTTCATCTTTACACCATCCTCAATAGCCTTACCTTTGCGTTTTATCGCATTTGTTACCGTTGTTACTCCTTGAACTTTCATTTTTTTATTAAGTCCCCTTTCTTATCCTCTTTAGGAATGTAGATTGTTGAACATTTGCAGTTTATTACATTTTCTGCTCCACCTTTTGGGTCTCCTGCATACATCATATTGACACCACCTACATTGAAAGGTTTATCCTTGTCAATAGGCTTATTACTCGCTACTGCTAAATGTGTACTTCGTGGTGTTTTAGGATGGTCGTGATGCCATTTCTTTTCATACAAATAAACGCTTTCATCTATTTGTAAGTCCTTTGCAATCTCTGAAGCCATCAATGTTTCGGTTTTGCTTATCATCAATGCTCTTGCTTTTACGTTTATTCTACCCTCTAATCCACTTCCATTACTCCCTAATGTATAGCTTTCAATCCTTTTGCTTAACTGCCTTGTCGTATCTCCTGCCTCTATTCCATCCGTGAACGCTTTCCCTACTAACTTACGAGTAGTATCTGTAATATCTTTTATGTGTTGGTTGCCTACTGTGTTTAAATACTCCTGCATTTGAGCCTTAAAAATATCAGAGCCAAAGCCAACAGAGATATTAGCACTTTCGGGCAAAGACCTCATAAATAACTGATATGTCTTTTTTGCTGACCTATCGCCAACTACCGAGACAAACTCGTTAAATGCTTGTTGAATGGGTAACGTAGTGATTAACTCCGTACTCATAGCATTAATCAGCACTATCTGTTGTGTACCCTCTAAAGATGCAATAATAGGCTCTATCTGTTTCTTTAATGCCTTTGTAAATTTAGCATAACCTAACAAATATAGTCGAAGCCTAAACGCTTCCCATTCTTTTACTATCTTTTCCTCTTTAGTCATTCGAGTAATCGAAGTTCTTTAAATTAACATCCATAGGAGTTGAAACCTCATCTAATGGTACATAACTACTCGGTATGTATATTTTATCCATCAGAGGGTCTTTAGATACTTCTGCGTTCATCATTGTTAACTTTTGGTTAGGAGTAAACCACCACGCCTTATCTAATGAGTTAACCATTTCTCCTAAATCCTGTTGCATTTCAGGGAAATGAGCAATCGAATACGCTACACCTTTATCGCTTTCCAAAAAGCAATCATCCAAAGCATCCTTTAATAAGTTAAGTAATGGAGTAACCACATTTGATACCAAAGATTTATAGCCCTCCTTTTTATTGTTATAACTCGCTGAACTATTATCGAATAAAACAGGGTCTACTCCAAATACTTTACATAATTGATTAGCATCAAACTGAATAGATTTTAACACTTCCATATCTGCAGGGCTTAATCCTATTTGTTGATAGGTTACTGCTCCATTAGTTGCTGAAATCTTTTTAGTGTTATTAGTTCCTGTTATCTTACCAGCAATAAGTTCGTTTAGTTGGCTTATCTGCTCAACACTCATTGCGTTATTAGGGTCTGCACTCGATAATAAACCTGCTACACCACCATTTAAGAACGCTTTAATCTTTGAGTTAACTGCTTCATTACTTGACTGAATAGTATTTAATGCTGCTTCTAAAGGACTTTGTCCGTATAGCTGACTACCTGATATATCCCAATCAGGATTAAAATATTTAACGTGAGTTACTTCTTCAGGGGTAAAGGTAATTTCTTGGTCGCCTATAATTAACTTATACCCTGATACTGGATTCATCCAACCACCTCCGATAATCTGCACAAATTGAGATGGTAAATAGTAAAGTTTATTAACCTTGCCTTTGTTTGGTCCTGAAATAAAACGAAGTTTGTAGATGTAAATATCCCCTGTAATTAATAGATAAGAAGCTAATGCTTCTATAAATTGTTGTTGCCTTTCATTTTCGTTAGGCTTCTTTAGGATTTGATTTAATAGGTCTGTTGGTGGTAAATTTACTTCTTTATTATCTTTATAAGTTACTGCTCTGAAGTGAGCATCTGCTGCTTTAGAAGCTATCAATTTAATTATAGCGTACACATCTAAATTCTTTCTATAGCCCTCCTCAACATAAGTTCTCTTACCATTTTGCAAGGTGTAGAAGTAACCTGAAAAGAAACTATATACTGCCTGATTTAACTTATTTACAACATCGCTGGAATTACTAAAGAAACTTGCTGCTTTATGTTTAAAACTTTGAAATACATTCATATTGGAAACAATTTAAGCAAAAATACTAAAACTTTTAGCAATAAACAAACTACATTGCAACGAACTCAAACGACTTAACAAGTAATCGAAATATAGCTTGTACTAAAGCATCCTGCAAGTCATCGTGTTGTCCATTAGGGAAATTCAATATACCTTGCTTGTCATCGTGATATAACTTGTTAACTAAACTCTCTTTAATGTATATCATTCCTGCTTCTGCAAATGGTGTAACTTGTGTTGCTCTTGCTATCTTATCCCCTCCAGTTACTTTAACCTCAATCGCAGGAATACCCATTTTAGTTAGTGATTGTTTAGCACTCTTACCACTTGCTTTAGCTTCGATGTGGTGTGGTGCTTGTCTTAACTTCATATAATTGATGAGGTCGGGAAATTCTAACCACTCAAAGCCTATATCCTCAATGTACATATCTTTACCTACCTTACCACTTGTTACATAGGCACTTGCTGAATTAGTTTCTTTTTCGGTGTACGCTAAATCCCAATCGGTTGCTTTACTTACTAAATTTTGTGGAAAATCTGAATCAGGAATAATCTTAAACCACTTTTTCCATATACCACCATCCAAAGGGGCTGGGCGTTGCATCATTTGACCTGCAAAACCATAAGAGCCTAAATCTATCTTCATATCGTGAAGCACATTAGCACTCAATCGAACTGGGTCTAATAACCCATCTATATACTTATCCTTTAGTTCAATCGGTTTAATATCCTCGCTTAATTGAGCAGGTAGGCAAATATGTTTAATCTTCTTATCTCGTTTCTTTAACCAGTTACCTGTTGGGTCATCTTCGTGAAGCCTTTGCATAATTAGAATAGTTGGCGTAACCTCTTTATCTACTTTACGAGTTGATAGGGTAGTATCCATAAATTCATTTGCTGACTTCCTTTGTACTTCGCTACTCGCTTCTTTTGCGTTTAAAGGGTCATCTACTATTATTAAATGGGCGTGGAAACCTGTAATAGTTCCACCTACTGATGTAGCGTAACGTTCCCCACCTTTAGTATTCTTATAGTGTCCTTTGTTGTTTTGGTCGGCTTTTAGTTCAATATCTCCAAAGTACTCTTTATATTTATCACTTTGGATAATATCCCTTGAACGGATAGCGTGGTCTAAACTTAATGATGATGAATAAGAAGCTGTAAGCACTCGAATAGTTGGGTCAATAGTCCATATCCAAGCAGGAAACATTACCGTTGCTATCGTACTCTTTGAAGTACCTGGAGGGATATTAATAGTTAGGTCATATTCTTTAAACTCCCTTGCTACTATCTTACGCCCTAATTCCTGCAGTTCATCGCAAATATACTCTATATGCCAATTCCATACTGGACTATCGGGTATTATTTCAGCCCAAAATTCCTGCACAAATAAGAAAAAATCTCTTTTACACCTCTCTGCTTTCGCTTTCGTCTTTAGTACTTGCATTGATAATTTCTTCTAATGCTGCATCTGATAGTTTAGAATAATCCACCTCATCGCTTGTATTGATAGTACCCCTTATTTCCGTAGGTATCAATTTAGCTGCTATTTGGTAGAAATCTCGTGGGTAATCTTTAGCAAAAGCTATTATATTAACCTTTGGGTCTTCCTGTAACTTATTAAAAGCATCTAAAATAGTTTCTCTTACCGTTCTTGTTAGTTTATTCTGAACACCCTTTGGTCTTCCTCCCTCTCCTTTTACAAATCGTGCCATAGTTCCCTATTTCGCCTTATTTTTAGAACAAAGGTACATAATTACTTTTATTTACGCAACAAGGCTATTTTAAGCGCTCTCTTGCTTGTTTAAGTTTAGATAGATACCATTGTGCCAAACTTTGGTATTCTCTCTCTAATCGCTTTATTTTAAGCCATTGTAATGTTTGCTTTCTATTCATTTTAGTTTGGTTTTAAATATTAACTTATGTTATTAAAATGGGGAGATTTTTTAAAGTGCCTACAAACCCAATTTATCCACTTTTAAGGCAAATGCTACAAACTCAATTTTATCCTTATCCTTTGCGTTTAACTCTCTCCTTATCCTACTTTCGTACTTTTCAAAGGTAGGATTTTCTGCTACTATTTCAATTTCTCGAAGTTGTCCGTTTACTTTTACCTTACAAGTCCAGTAGTTTACCATCTTATTTGTGTTATCCTGTACATTTTACCAACCTTATACCCTCCAGTATTTCGTGCATAAGCAGACTTCACACAAGGGTAAGCCATTTTGCAGTTATACTCAATTTCAAAGTAAGCCCACGTTTTATCCACTCTTACACACTTACCTTTTTCGGTAACCTTTAATGCATAGCTTTTACATCCTATCATTCCGATAGCAAGTAAGATTAGTAGTAATTTTCTCATTATGTATTTTGTTTAGTGATTTCTTGCTCTTTTCTTAAATAGGCTATCTTTTGTGTTAAAACATCAATAAAACTTGAAGTAGCAAAGGAATAGTTTTTTAATTCGGAGTACCTTTCATCAAATCTATTTTCAGTATCTCGAAATTCTTTTATTTCCAATTCGGCTCTCATTTGCCTATCTCCCATACTACCATCCCCGTTTATTACCTTGTTTGCATACTCTTGCTTCCTTAATGCGTAAGCATCGTTATACCCTTTGTGTGCTGCCGTTTGCACTTCGACAAGGTAAGCTAAATACCCTGCTAACTTTAGATTAAGGTCGATTAATTCAGCGATAGAGTGCGTTTTATTCGCTTCTGCTATGGCTAACTTTATTTTTTTTATTACATCGTGCATTGTGTGTGCTTATTTTCTGTATTTATAATCTTACCTCTAAAAACCCTAACCGGAAGCTCTAAAGCATATTTAATATCTTTTCCAGCTAATATTCTACGATATACTAAATTATAGTCTTTATTATACTTCCTGCATAATTCTGAAATAGATAACAACTCTCCGGCGTACTCATATTTCTTTGTTATATCCCTATTTGCTAAATTTTGCTCTTGTGTAACAAACCGGCAATTATCCGGATGGTAACCGGCTGAATTATCTATTCGGTCAATTTGTAAACCATCTTTGTAATTACTTTGTAATGCCCAATCTTTAAATTTTATAAAAGAACCCCACTCACTATATAAAGTAATACCTTTATCAAAATAATACTTCCTTTCGTGATATGTTGGCTTTACTCTATTACACATAGCCCTCCAAATAGTATGTAATTTAGTGCCGGACATATTGTGTATTGGGTTTAAACATCCACAAGACTTAATTCTATCTCTTACTAAATGAAGAACTAAAATATCTTTATAATTACCACAATCACATTTGCATTTAGCAACTAAAATCTTTTGTCCGGATGGTAATTCTTTTTTACTGGCATATTCAATAAATGTTAGCTTATTGAATTTATCTCCATTTTTTAAATCTAATCTTCTCATATTACAAAGTTACATATTTAATATGTAATATTGTAATTATATGTCGTTTATTTTAGATTTTAGTTTACTAACTACTCCGGAGTAATATTCTATTTGCTGAATATACCAATCTTTACTTTCTTTAAAGTTAATTAGGCTTTTATCCACTAAAGACTTTGCAGTCCCATCCCCAAAACGCTCATCTAATTTAATAGCATATACCGGAGCATTCCCTTGATTAAAAATATTTTCTTTAACACTCTGAGCTTGAACATTTGTTTCATCCCACCTTGTAGATAAGTGACGGCGTGATATGTAATGACCGGCGTGTGCTTTTTTATAGTGCATCAACTGACCGCTTGTAAAACACTCAATAGTCCCATTCTCATCTGCATTCCTTAACCGGATATACAAAGAAAAAATAGTGTCTAACTTCTTTTTTAAACTCGTGATACTTTCAGGCTTCTTTTTCTTCTCTACTTTTTTACGCTCAATCATATATTTTTGTGGATTTTCTACAATATCGCAAGACTTACACAATCCCCTTGCCCAAATTCTCTTTTCCTTTTCGCAACGCTTACAAATTTTCATTTCTATATCTTAAATATTGTTCTATTGATAACATTTTACCATCCACCTCTAAAAATCCCTGCAAGTATCCTACCTGCTTTTTAAAGTCTGCAATCCACTCATTTACTAACTTTTGTTCCTCGCTTAATTCCTTTAACTCCTGAACAATGTACTGGGCTTTTCTTTTCTCGCTTTGCTTTGCCTTAAACTCTGAAATCATTTTCATTGTCGCATCACTCATTGGCTCTTTCTTTTGCTCTTCTGCTTTTACTCGGTTTATACTGGCTGCTTCAGCAGTTCTATTTTCGCAGTACGTTTCCAGCATCATAAAGAAAGTAGGCATATCAAAACTACCATAGATTTTACCATACTTACCCATCTTTACATTCTTAACAAATAGTAGCATATCTTCCCACTTTAGAAAAAAATAATCTGCTAATATAATATTAACAACCTCTTTAATTTCTTCATCGCTTAAACTCTTATGCTCATCTACCTTATAAACGCTACATACCTCAATAAGTAAAGCAGTAAGGTTAATGGTTATGTTTGAGTTATCCTCGTTTCGAAGTGTTGCTAAATGCTTCGATTTGGATGTTATTATTCCCTGAAGCGATAATCCTTTCGAGTCTTGAAATTTTACTATCTCCATTTTGCTTTAAATATATTTGTTCTTTTTGTTTACTATCTGAAAATACAAGCCCTTGATAACCTCCTGCTATTGCTTGTTCTATTAGAACCTTTTGGTATTCTGGGTTAAACTCTGATAGCTTCTTTATTGCCAGTCTTATTGCAGTTTCAGTTTTGCTTTTCCATTTAGGTTCTTGAACAAGTGTAAGCATTAATTCCGTTTGCTCTGCTCCTATATCAAAGGCTCTGCAATATACTCTTACAAAGCCTTGTTTAATTTCCGATTTCATAATTCAAATAAAAACATTTTAGTGTAAGGTATTAGGCTTTCATCTTCTGTTAAGTTTATCCAATTTTCTCTACTCATTTCTTTTTCCCCTCCAAACCAGTTAAACTTATGCAATCCCTCGCTAAATGCCCAATCTATAAATGTATCGGTCTTATAGTGAAATTCGTACTCTTCACCTTGCACATCAATTTCGACGTTAATAACATCAATCTCATCATTTTCAATGCGTGTAGCGTTGTACACTTCAAAAGATAGCTTACGACCTTGCGTGATTCTATCTATAAATTCTTTGAGTTCTTGCTTGTTCATTTTGTTTAGGTTTTTCGTTTGTTTTTTCAAATATCGGTAATATTTCAATTCATATTCAAATTATTTGCTATTTGGAATCGTTCTAAAATATGGCAGTATCTATTGTAAAAACTTACCTTATATCTTGAATCAATACTCATTTGGTCTTTTATTCTATCTCGGTAATAGTTGATAGTAGAATGGTCTTTCCCAAATACTCGCCTAATTTCGCAATCCCTGAAACCTAAAAGGTTTAATACATAGGTTGCTTCTGCTCGTGTATCTACTACTATACGTTTTCGGCAGTTATTCTTTACCTCCGTGTACGATAATCCATTTACCTTTGCAACCTCCGTGATGATATCTATAATTGATTCTACCGAATGTAATTGGACAATCTTATTCCTAATGTAAAACCTATCATTGATAAGGTTTACTGCCTCTTTAGTTGGTGTTATTCCTACCAGTTTAAAGAGTTCATCTGCGTTTATATACATTAGTTTAATTTATAGTTTACAAAATTCTTTCCGTTACTTTCTACTCTTTCGCTTATTATTATTTTACCCTCATTTCGTAAAACGTGGATATAATGAGCAAGTCTTGTTATCCTGTAATGTTGGATTGCTTCCCAACTTGTTATATTCCCGTATATTTCAAGGTGGTTTTTAATTAGTTCTAATTGTGTTTTCATTTGTTTAAGGTTATGCCCCACTTAAGGGGCTTGTTAAAATTAAAATGGTAGTGAATTTAAATCTTCTGCAATATCCTCGTTTGCATCGTTACTCTTTGCTTTTGGCACATAATCATCGTGATAAAGCGTATGAGTATTCCCGAACTTATCAGGCTCTTTTAGTTCACTCATTGTTACTCGAATGTAACCTTTATCATTGGTAGGTAACTTTTCTAAATCAGTTAACTTCATTGATAGGTTGTAAAATACTCCAAATTTGCCTTTAATAGCCTTGCTATTTCCAACATACTTTTTTTCTGCCATTATATTTCTTTTTTAAGTTTTCTGTTAATATCCGTTTGACTATAATTGAATCCAGCGTTGATAATATCTATTTGAGAATTGTGTATCATCGTACTCAACTGCTCAAATCTTTCAGGTGTTACACTAAATGTTTCAAGTTCCACCTCTAACAATTCCTTAACCTCATTTGAAAGTCCACTACTCTTTAAGAGTGATAATAGCCATTCAATTTTACTATCATCTACTATCTCAAATTCGATATTATCTAATTCGCTAAAATCCATTATTGTAAAAATTCTTTTTTCTCTTTTACCAATTTTAAAAACTCGTTATTCTTATGTAAGTTCTTATTATTCAAAAATACCTTTTCTAACTCTTGTACGCTATCGGCTTTAGCAATTAAATCAATTACGTTCTTATCCAATTTATCCCCTTGACTTGCTTTGTTACCATCATCATCCTCATCAATGTTAAGGTTAAGAATAGCCCCTATTGCATATCTTCTCTGGTAGGTTATCACACTACCTGCATCTTGTGGGCTATGTTTTACTGGTTGCATCTCATAAGTGCTTTCCATATACTCTCCTGATGTATGTTGTAACCTCGTAGTAAGTTGATACAAGCCAGTAGGGAACTGAATAATAATTAAGCCACAATCTGTCAATGGCTCTGTAATAACGTCTAATATCGTAGCTAATGAAGCGTACTTCGATTTAAAGAAAGGGTTATTATCTGATTTGATAATCTTACCTACTTTTTTATGGAACTCTAAAAGTGCCTTTGGTAGTTGTTCTAATTTGTCGCTTGTCTGCATCGTTGTAATTGTTTAGTAAATTGTTCGTTTTCTCTTTCTCTTATTTGGTACTTTAAATACTCGCCTTGTAACACCTTTTCAGCGTTTCTATCGGCTCTTGCTTGGTTAGTTAGTCGTGTAACCTTTTCTAATCGTTTATTCATAGCTTAGTTCTTTTAGTAGTGTGTTTACTCGGTTTCTTAATCTCGCTTTTATTAGTGCATACGTTCCTAAATTCTTTGAATGAAAGGTTATCCCATTGTAAGGGTCGTTGTGCATATTGTGGCTCTGCAAGTATTCAATACTTACCTTTTGCCTACGAGCAAGGTTTACAAGCATTACCTCGTAATCTTGAAGTGACTGCACTTTTTTAAGTCTATAATTCATCTTGTAATGTTGTTATAAATTCTTGTAAATCGGGATGGTTATAAAATTTCATCCTATCAATAATTGCCAGTTTCTGCGATAAGAATGAAACGTTAAAAAAATCCATTGACATTGTACGAAATAAATGCTCATTATAATCTGCGATGCGACTATCTAATAAAGCATTATCTTCATCATTGAATACTGGCGTCAATACACCTTGTGCATCTATTACCGTTGTTAGTTCTAAATCGTTTATCATATTTTGTTTGTTTGAATAAGCGAATATACAAAGGGTTTTAATAGGTTGTATCTTTTATTTGCAATTTAGAACGCTTCTAAATAACTACTTCCTTTTTTGCTTAAAACTATCTACCTGCTTAAACTTACTTTTACTCTTATCAATTTCATTAGTTATTATAAAGGATAAATACGATGGCAAGTTCTTTGCACTAATCCACCTTTTAGTATTCTCATTATAATACCAATTTTCTGACTTTGGTATAATGTAAGGGAATTGCTCTTTTAGTCGTTTTAAATCCATTTTAAGCCCTTTTTTAAATATATGTTACTACTAATACATCTTATCACCACAACCTATACTAATAGTTTGATTACACTACCATCACAAATAAAGTTACCTATTTCTAACCTTAATAATCGGTTATCTTCAAATCGGTCAAAGTTTTTAGAAAAGGATACCTTACGAGTTATAAAACCTAACTCTACCCACTTAATTAATAATTTATAAGCCTTACCTTGTGAAAGTCCTAAAAGGTTGCTTAAATGTTTTTGTCCAGTTACTATTGATTTGTTTACTGATTGAACACACTTGCTATTGAAAAAGCGAATATCTGCTTTCTTGATGTATTTTCCTGTTTCAATCTTATTCTTAATCGTGAAGTATCTTGTTTTTTGTTTTATAATAAATTCTTGTTGTTTAAAATTTGCCCTTGCGATTGCATAGGTGTTACGTTCTAATAGTTGCTGAAAATTACCAAATTTGCAAAATGAATAAATTTTAGGGTTTTCTAATCCGATGTGCTTAAATACTTCTTCATATTTAGCAAAGACATAACCGCCTTTTATTTTAACGATAAGCCCATTTTTAAGCCCATAGTTTACATAAGTCCTGCAAAGGTAGTCTGATATATTAAGTTTCTTTGATATTTGATTTAAAGAGCCTAAAACAACAGAATTAACATACTGCCTTTTCGCCATAAAGCAAAAATTTAGAAAGTTAAAATGTTGTAATCCTTTAGTCATTTTTATAAACTTAACATTAATTTTAGGGCTTTGTATGTAAATAGTTCTCTTAAATGATTTTCACTATTACTTCTTTTTTTAATATATACTTTTTCCCAATGTATAATCATATTTTCTAATGATTCATTAGTAATTAAAATATATTCGTTAAAATGTTCTTGATTTAAAACCCCTTTTATAAACTGCTTAATTCTTGCTTGTTTATATTTATTAGATAATGATACATAAGCCAATATAATAAAGTCTTTTGACCCATCTATGTGCTTATATTTTTCTATTAAAGATTGTATAGTTTGTTGATTCATAATTAATTTAAAATAAAAATAGCCTTGACTAATGTTGACAGAGTACAAGGCTACTACTAATTATGAATTTCTTTGCTTTGAAACGCTGTCAACTTCGTTTATGCAAAATTAACTATTTAATTCCACTTATCAAAATTTATTTTTTATTGAAATTTAAACACGTTTTTCATTTATGCAACAATTCCGATATTAATTCCGATAATTTAAAGCTATTACTTTAAGTTAGTTAGCCTATTTTAAAGCTATCGCTTTACTTAATATATCCGAAAATATGTGCTATAATATCTATTGTCCAACCAACCCCAATTAAATTACCAGCTTGTCTTTTACTTAAATTACGAGTATATCCAGTCGGGATATTATGTAATATTTCTAATTCATTTTGTGTACAATATCTAACTCCTTTTGATTTATCAAAATTTATATCATTATATATTATAGTTGTCATTCCTGTTGTATTTGCTCTATGTAACATATATCTTTGTGATGGGCTTACTCCACAAGATGTATTTAAACAAGTATGTTTATATTTATCAGAGTACCCATACTCTAATATATCATTTAACATTATTTTTTTGTCTTTAGGTTGTGGTATTGCACATTTAATACCTCCAAATAAATCAGTAAATTTAGGCCCAATATTTGTCCAATACAATCTATCTCTTAACGCTGCACTAGCTCTTGACCCACATATTCTAACTGGCTCAATCCCTAAAATATTACTAATTGTTGCATAACCTAATTCATCCATTATTACATTTTCAAGTAAAAAATATTTAGGTTTTAATTCTTCTAATAACCTTACATACTCGTAAAACAACATTGATTTAGTCCCTTTTAAACCATCCCTTGTATTATTAGCTCTGCTAAAGTCTTGACAAGGGCTGCCACCTATTAATAAATCTATTTTAGGTAAGTCTTTTGCATTTATTTTTGTTACATCCCCCAATTGTATGGTATCAGGGTAATTATCCATAGTACATTGTATTGCGTGTTTTTTTATTTCAGATGCAAAATAATTATCATATTTAATACCTGCACGATTTAGGGCTATCTGACCGCAACTCATCCCATCAAATAAACTTAATACGTTCATATCGCTTTACTTAAAATTCCATTAATAGGTTTCCTACCTGCTTTAATTAGTTCTAAATCTACCTTTTTCGCTGCCTCTCGTGCAGTTTCAAAGTAATAGCAAGTATCTTTTCCATTTATTCTTACTTTAGCTTCGTAGCATTTAAGCCCTGACCGATTGATGATACAATAAACATATTTAAATCCAGTATCTTCTTTTAGCCTTGTGGCTGTTTTTCTTTGTCCGTAATTCATAATTGATTGATTAAATATTTACTCCATTGTGTTGCCATTGCGTTTGCAATACCTCGAAATGTTTTACTTCTTATTGTTGAGCGTTCTTCTTTTGTTTTTGCGTTTTTAAGTGCATCAAAATACCATTTAGATTGCTTTTTCATAACCCCTTTTTTCGACATAAATTCTACAAACTCCCCTTTATCTTTTGTTGCTGTAACTGATTGCTCAAATAAATTAGGCTCTAAATTATATTGCAACATTGGTAAGTTTTTAAGCCACAAGCAAGTAGTTTTTTGGAATGGGTCACCAAAGTAATAAGGTTGAATTATTTGATTTGGCTTCCGATATTCAGTACTCATTATACCTATTGGATTTTCAACTGCAATATGTTTTATTGGTGCATTTATCATTGCCATAAAAAAATCAATACCTTGTTGTTGTCTGCCATCTTTTCGCTTTTGTTCAAAGTGCCTTGCTCCTGATACGGTTAAATGAGTACAAGGTGGAAAAGCAATCATACAATCCCAACCCATATCTATAACATCAAATATATCTTTTTGGTAATGCCATTCTGGATGCCCTCCAGAACAAGGCAGTAAATCACAACTAAATGCTTCTATACCCAACTTTCTAAACTCAATGGTTACTGCTTGACTTTCTTCACAAGCTATTAGTATTTTCATATTGTTTAAATTTAATGGGGGATTTTCAAAGTGCCTACAACAACATTATTTAATTATCCCCCCATTCAATGTTAATGATACCTTGACTTTTCAAGACCATACCATCCAAACCCCTTACAAACAATAAAAAATTCTTTTTATTTAAGGGTATAAAGAACGCTTCCTTGTCGGGATATTTTAGCGATAGCCTACTCCCGAAGTTTCGGCTACTCGCAAAAGTTAGTTTTTAATTGTAAGGTTATGCTTACTAATTAATTTTTGGCTTCTATTATTTAAGCCATTCCAAGTTTTAAAAAACTCGAACTTTGAATTAAAGTTCAATGTAAATAAGTTTAAATGTTCACTAAACCCAATTTCTAATAAATCTTCATTATTAGTAAATGTTCTTGGTGTTTCAGATAATTGTGTTTTAAATGTTTTCATTTTGCGAGTGCCTTCCTTGTGGTTGACGATTCAAATATACAACGTATTTTTAGTTTGTCAAGGATTATTTGCAATTTAGAATTAATCTAAATAAGGTATAAACAAAAAGGTAGCATTTCTACTACCTTTCCGACCTAAACAAACTTTATGAAAACGCTACAAATGTACAAATTTTCTAACTAAAACAACTAATAATATACCTAAAATAAATCCAATCAATAACCATCTACCAAAATTAGCCTTTATAGGCTCTTTTACTACCTCTTTGGTATCTTTTACCACCTTTACATCTTTAGTCGATTGTAGGCTCTTATTTTGGCTTTGTTCGGCAATTATTCGCTTAATGTGTGTAGTGTATTCTTTTCGCACCGTATCAAATATAGTTTCATACTCGAAAATCGTTTGAGTATGTACGCTATCGTGTACAGAATAAACCTCTTTAACCACACTATCAATATGCTGGGTTGTAACGTGCTTTGTTTTGCACCCAACCAATGTCATCAGGTAAATAATGGCTATGTAGATAAGTAATAACCTATCTATCGCTTTTAGTTTCATATTCATCTATTAAAAAATCTATGTATTGTTTCGCTTTTTTTAAGTCCTCTACTCCGTTTTTTTGCTTGTAACGGCAAATGTATTTAATTACGTTACCCTCTGAAAAGCCTAATGAGTTATCGGTAATAAACTTTATTGGCTCTATTTTAAGATGGTAGTGATTAGGGTTTATTTTATCTTCCATTTTTCTGCTTGTTTAGTTCTTATTAGTTTTTTTTTACTTTCAATTTGTGCGTACAAATCTTTTATTTCTTTAATTAGTTTGTCTATTTCATTCATCTTCAAATCTAAAAAATTCCAATCTTTGTTTTATTAGGTCTATTAATGTTCGTTGTATTTCTTTCCCCTCTTGTGGATAAAGGTTAAAATTATTTTCTTCTAACTTCATAGCCATATCGAAAAAAGTTTCTATTTCCATTAGGGTTTGAGAATCCTCAACCTCTTCAATATCTTCTAAATTTATATCTTCAGCCATACTGCAAATTTACGATTTATTAAATGTGCCTCCAAGTTTGTCTATAACATATTTTTGCTATTGTTGAATATGGTATATTATACTCATCAGAAAGTACTTTTAATGAGTTGTTAACTTTATATTTATCTCTAATAGCCAGTACAATATTCTCATTTATCTTTGCCATCCCGTGTTTAGAACCTAAAAAGAATGATGGTTTATTCCCAAGTACCTTAACTGAATGTAAAGAGTTTTCTGAATATGTTACACATTCTAAATTATCAATACTATTATTTGCTTTATTACCATCTTTATGGTTTATTATTTTATCATTTAAATCCCCTAAAAATGCCTCTGCAACTAATCTATGCACATATCTACTTTTACCAATTTTATTTACATAGATACCCACTTCTTTATACCCATTTGATTTAGTTTTAGGTGATAATATTTTACCACCTATTCTTCTAATATTACCAATATTACTTGCCTCGTAAGTATTATTAGTACTTTTTATTGCTTTAAAAATTTCCATATACAAAGATACCCATTATATGCCAATTAACAAAATATATGTGTAATTCTTGCAATCTGACCTTGTTCCTTGTGATGTATAAACGCTTCTATGGCTTTTGGTGCGTGTTGAAAAAGATTTCTATGATGCCACGAGTCAGTTCCACTTGGACTTCTGAAACTTTCTACGCAAACGCTTCCGTAATCCTTTGATTTTTTATGATGTATATGTGCAGTATAAAAGTACCTATGAGGGCAATTATGCCAATGTTCAGACGCTTCTTGTGCCATAGCTAAAGGTAAATCTACCTCTTTTGCTCCATCTCCGTGAGTAGTACCTATTAAATTTTTACCATAAGTAAAGTATTTTCTATGCGATATGCCTACGTTAAAGGTTATGTTTTTTGCATTCCTAAACCAAGCGTTTATAGTTTGTGCCAAAAAGAAACCATTTGTATAATCGTGGTTTGAAGCATCAAATTGGATATGTATAGGTGCTATTTGCATAAGCATCTCTATAACCTCAATGTATAGCTTTTGTGCGAGTAAAAAGTTATCAAACCACATTCCATCCGTGTCTTGTGGTGTTCCACTTGTCGTTGTTCTTTTGGTGTTATCAACGTGTAAAATATCATTACCAATGATGAATAATATTTTATCCACATCAAACCCTTTAGATTTCTCTAAAATCCCTAAAATACCATCCTTAACACGTTTAATAATTAAATCATTATTGTGGGCATCGTTTGTTTCAAACTCACTGGCTAATTTACCTATATGAATATCAGCAGGATTAATTACTAAAAGATTTCCATCTTTTAATTTAGGGTATTTTATTATAGGGTATTGTATTTTTTTCTTGTCAATGTAAGCAAATAACTCTTTCTCAAATAAATCAAAAGGCTTTGTTTTATTACCCACAAAAAGAGAAAAATGCTCACTCTTAAACCAATAGTGTTTTACTTCATCTTTTGGTATTCCTTTTTCTTCACACTCTTTTAATAAGGCTTCGTGTTTATCTCTATACTCTTTAATGATTGCGAACTCATCTAAAGTAACTGGAATTGTTTTTGTTGTACTTTCTTCATTAGATAAAAGATAGCTTTTAATAGACTGCCTAATACCCTCTATACTTGTAAATTCATTAGGGTATTTGGATTTTAAAAACCTTGCGTAACCAATTTGGCTTTTATCTTCATTAAATACATTCAAATGCTTTTCAATGATTTCTTTTCGTGTCATAAGTTCCGTGAGTAAAGTGAAATTTCTATATCGTTTGCAAGTGTTATCTCATCTTCGTTAACAATTCCCTTGATAATAGCGTAATACGTTATTATCTGATTCCACACAACTATATCCATATTGTCGAACTGCATCGAACGCAAATTAGAAAATAAAGATTACTTAAACAAGTATTTTTTTACATTTAGAATTGTTCTAAATTGCAAAATGATTGAGTTAGTTACTATAATACAGTTCTGCTTCGGCTTTTCTTCTTCTTGTAAGCCCAGAGATTTCTTTTCCACCTGCTTTATTCCATCGTATGAACTGATTAAAGATAGCTTCGCTTGTTGGCATTGCCTTAACAAGTTTTAAGAGCGTAGAAGCCTTTAAATTGCCTAATCCACAATTATAAGCAAACGATACCAAAGCATCAAATTGGTTTTGATTTAACTTTGTTTTACCTATTAATTCATTCACTCCCTTAACAAACTTTTGCAAGTCGTGATTTAGGTACTCTTTTGCTTGGTCTAATGTTATCGGCTTATCGGTCATTGATACCTTTATTCCGTTTGGGTAAATCGTTGTGCCAATCCCAATAGTGGGTAGCGAGATACTATCGAGGTAAGGCTTTGTTCTAACCCCCTCAAAAGCAATAATAAACTCTATACCTTTTTTGCTTATATTCATTTCGAGTGAACTGATTTAGTATTAGTCCAAAACTTAATCCCTACTAAAAGAATTGTCAAACCAAATCCTACCCAATATTTAGGGGTATCGCTAATAGGCATTGAATCCACCATCGGTTGGATAGCTACTAACAACACAAGGGCAAAGTCGCCAACTTGTCGCCAATATTTTGGTGTAGGTGCATAAAAATCTTTTCTTATCATTTTAAATAATCTTTAAGTAATGGTAAAATCCTTGTGCCTAATGGAATAGTCCCTAATGAAAACATCCCTATAAGCATCCACAAATATTTATCTAATTTCTTTAATTTACCCTCTATCGTTTCAATTCTATGAATTAAACCATCGCCATTAAACTTATCTCCTACTAATGCACTTTCAATTCTCTCTACTGCTTTTATACAATAGGTCATCTGTGCATTCATCTCTTTTAGTTGTTCTATTTCACTCATATTACAAAATTAAGGAATAAAAGGGATAAATACATTACCATTGTTCAAAAAAGGGTCATTTGGTATTGTCCCATTGTAAGCTATCGCATTAGTAACATTGATTTTCCCAAAGCCATTATTTTTATTCCAATACTCATCGCTTGGATGTGTTATTTCTGTTCTATCAGCAGTAAACCTTGCACAATATCGGGCTTCAAACCATCCACAATTACGGGCTTCTTTAATAGCTAATAATTTAGCAGCTACAATAGGGTTAGTATAAGAACTTTCAGCACTTGCAGAGCCGTATGTATCCACATCCCAAAATTCCAATCCATTCCCATATCCCGTTTGGTTTTGAGTAGTTAGCCCCGCACCACACGAAACGATAACTGATAGTGTATTTGGGTTTGTAAGTTCAATATTTTGATTTGAACCTAAAGGCATAAACATTAATACATCGGGATAATATTGAGTTGCTAATGGAATATGAGAATATAAACCCGTATAAGACTTAATAATTAACTTTGTACCGATTGCATCAGCATACTCGAATAAGTCCTCATCTCTGTTGTTAAATATCGTAGCATCAAACATTGAGTTATCATCAAACGCAGTCTTTGTTATTTGTGCGTGTAACTCATAGCCATCGTTAATCATAGCAGGTATTGTAGCAGGTGTAAAAGTACACGAGTTATTATCTATTACTGCATCACTATCATAGTTGTTTGCAAGTAGATTAGTACACCCTTGTGGTACTGCAATATATGGTTTAGCATTATATCTTATCATACTATTGGAGTAATAACCCACCCACTATTACCTATATAAGTTAATAAATTACCACCATCTGCACTAATTCTAATATCTTTATTTACAGAAACATCATCAAAAAATGCCAAATCGCTTGTATTTGCT